CTACAAGTTCATGAGTAAAGTCTCTATCATTTCCACTTTCAGGTGCACCACCGCCCCAATTATTAATTTCATCTTGAGTTAACTCTCTTTCTATTACATGATATTGTAATTTTTCTCTACTATCTTCATTTATTTTTAATATTATATCTTCACCATTATCAGTAGAAATAGTTCCTTCATCATTTTCAAAAGTTAAAGCTTTGTTTGTATCTAAACCATTAAAATTAAAAGCAGTTCTTTTCTTGCTTCCGCCTGATAAAACAACATTATCATCACCATAAAATCGTTTATAAACTCTATTTGTTCTCATAAGTCTACTTCTTTTTACAGCAGCCGTATCTTTGTTAGAATTATCTGACCAATACTCTCTATCTGATAGATATTCAATTATAGGTCCTTGTGTAAGTGTAACTTCTGCGTATGAGCCATTTTCTCTTTCTCTTCTTTTATATCTCCAAACAAGCACTCTAGTTCCATCTTTAGGTGGTGATGTTCTAACTTTAACTTCTATATCTTCTTCTTGAATATCACTCAGTAAATCACCTCCTAAAATTAATTTGTTGCCTCTAAAAAGTGAGTTCCAATTACCTAATGAAAATTTTTCTAAATCATTACCATCCAATCCAAGTTCTTTTATAGAACCTGATGGATATATTCCTTTTAATTTTACATTTGGATAATTATCTTTTTTTTCGTATGCCATTAAAATGCCTGTTCTAAATTATCTTTTTCTATACCATCTGGTATAATAAAAGTATCTATTTTTATTCTTAAATTTTTATCAAGTGATACTTGAAAGTCTTGATTATAATCAACTTTATTGAAATCTGTTTTATCTATTAAATCATCTGTTGTTGTTTGATTAAAATCTACATCTAATATTAAATTCTCATCAACAACATTTAAATTTGTTATTGGAGCATCAACACCACCATACAATTCAACATCTACATCGTCATCAAAAACTCCAAATTTATTTATAGTAGGTAAAATAGGATAATAGTATTCATCATCCCAAAATTGATTATCTTCATCAATCATTATATCACCTTCAATATTTACATTAGATATATTAGAAAAATTAAAATCATCTGGTATTATATTGTTCCAATAAATATTTTGATTTGGTATATCACTATCATCATTTTCAAAACCAAGTTGTTCCCACATTGGTTTAACACCCTTGTAAATTCTAGTGGTTGCTAAATCAAAATTATTTAAACCCGTATCCTTTAACGAATTAGTTAATTTTTTATTTATAAATCCATTATGTATTGTTTCTGGCATTAAAATTCTCTAATTATTATTAACATAAAAATCATATTCAGTAGTAAATAATGTAAATCCAGCAGCAAAACTAGCTAACCTTAGTATAGTATTACCAGTTATACCTTCTGTAGTTGTATCTATAATATAACTATTAACATTTCCATTGTTATTTGTTATATACACAGTTGCACCAGAAGATAAAAGATTTTCATATTCATTAGGGAAATCAACAACTGAAAAATTACTATTTGTTCCTCCAGCCTCTCCACTATATGTCAATGTACCATTAATTTGACTAGGAGTATTATTAGTATCATCATTAGTTTCATCGGTATCATCATTGTTGTCATCAGTATCATTTGTGTTTTCTTCAAACAATCCCTCTATTCGTCCCAAAGTAGATCTAATTTCTTGACTAGTAGCAGGATCATTTACTTCAATAAAATAAAAAATATCTTCAGTAGGTTGAGTTGAATTTTTAACTTGATCTAAAGCCCATTCCCAATTATTAGTTGGAGTCTCGTTTCCATCTCTAACACCGCCTCCAGTTATAGTACGAGTACCAGGTGTTAAATTGTCACTAACACCATCTACATATTCAGCATAACCTAACATAATATCTTTCCATTCTTCATCTGTTTCGGAAAACCACACTACATATGCAGCCCAATTCCAAGGCATTGTAAATGGATCTGGTGGATTATTATCATCGTGTATATATCTTACATTAAAATTCCAAGGTTCATTTAAATTAACAACATTAACTGTTTGTAATGAATTTGGTGCAGTTGGTCTAGTATCTCCTGCACTTCCAAACCACATATTATCTAAATCAATTGGTATATGTTCTGGTTGTTCTAATGTTGGTATGTCAGTATACAACCACTCAAATTTAGCAGAGATATTATAGTCATTATTCATTGTAATAGTCGTTGGTGATTCATCACTAGATAGTGCGTATGTGTCTCCTAACCAACCATCAAATATAACTTCAGCATTATCGTCCTCTCCAATTGTTACTGTTGATAAATTAACCACAGTTCCTTGAACAAAATTTATTTCTCTTGGAACAAATAAAGCATCTTCACCATCTACACTAATAGCTCCTAATGGATTATACATATTAGCAAAGTGACCATCTACACTTAAAGATAAAGTATATGTTGTAAGTTCTTCTTGATTATCTTCATCTTGATTATCTTCATCTTGATCTTCTTCATCTTGATCTTCTTCTAAAATATATTCATCAACACTTAAATAATATGGTTCTAACAAGTCTTGAAATTTATTTAAAAACTCATCATTGGATTTATTTAAAAAATTAAAAATTTCTAATTTATCTAATAAATTTATTTTTTCTATTAAATCTGATGATGCATTTGTAGAATCAAAATCACCATCTTCTCCCCTTATAGGATTTATTCCTATAGTGTTTAACAATGATTTAATTAAAGTTGAGTTTAAACTTGTACCACCAATAGTAGCAAAATTATCATAATTATATAAACTAAATTCATAATTTTTTGATGGATTTAATAATATGTTTGTTTCAAATTGTTCATAAGCATTTATTTGTTTATTATTATAGCTAACATATACTGTACCAGTAATAGTATAAAAACCTGGTTCTTCATAAAAATGTTCTAATAAAGTAGAACCCTCTAACAATTTAGGTTCGTCTGTATATTCTAATGGAGAACCATCACCCCAATTTAATTTAAATAAATAAAATCCACTATTATCACCAGCATTAGCATAAGCAGTAAAATTATTTACACCACTTTGTCCAGCATAACCAGTAAGCCTATTTCTGTTAGCATAAATATCTATTAGATTATTTGTATTGTAATCTCTACCTCTACCACTTGCTCTTGGATATAGATAGTAATTTATTTTACCCTCTGTTGCTAAATAATATTCATTTGAATTTATTTTTTTATCCCAATATCTATCAACATTAATTATCTCATTATCATTGTTAGCATCTAATACAAATGGTAAAGCATCAATAGTATATTGGTAAATAGTAGAATTAAAATATTGAGGGTTAAAAACTATTCCCTCTGCAGAAAGAAAATTCATTTTAACTGTTTCTCTATCATCAGTTAAATAAGGTTGAAATGTAGATTGGTTATAATTTATACCTTCCCAATAATCTCTATTGTTTAGCGTAAATGTTCCAAGTGTTTTACGCAAATCATTTTCTTCTATAATTTGAGGTATATTATCTACAATTTCATATTTTAAATCTATACCTCTTGTTCTATCAACAACAACTCTCTGATCATCATTAGTTTCTTCATAAGGACCTATAGACTGATTAACCTCATTAAAAAGGTTTTCTATTGAACTAAACTTAGGCATTAATAACCTCTAGTTGTTTCTCTGATATTATCTCTAGGCCTTCTTCTATTAACCACGATTTCATCTCTTTCTTCTCTAACTATTACTTCTTCCTCTTCTTCTTCAACTAATTCATAATTAGGATTTGCATTCCAAATAAAACCACTCCAAATCCATTGTCTTTCAGGACTTGTAGCTCCTCTTTTAAAATTTCCAAATAAAGGATTGTATCCACTAGGTGGATTTGTTGGTCGTGGTTCTGTAGATATTCTTGGTTCAGTAGGTGGTTCTAAATCTTCATCTATTGGTTCATCACTTATTGGTGGCTCATCAGGTTCATCACTTATTGGTGGCTCATCGGGTTCATCACTTATTGGTGGCTCATCGGGTTCATCACTTATTGGTGGCTCTATTGGATTATCATCTTTAGGTTCATCAACATTAGGTATCTCTTCTCCTATACCAGTTACAATTATAGTTTGTTGTGTAGAAGATTGACCAAAATCATTAAATGCAATAAAGGTAACAGTATATTCTCCATTATCAGTATAATTGTGTATTGGATTTCTTTCCGATGATGTATTACCATCACCAAATTCCCAACTAACATTATCTGCTCCAATAGATTCATCAGTAAATTCAACCTGTTCTGTTAATTTAACTAATACTAAATCTCCTGCTACATTAGTTTCAACTGTTGCTGTTGCCATATTATACTCCTGATACTGTTTCTGTATCCGTATCTATAGGTTGTTCATACTCTAATATTCTAAATGAAAAATTAACAATTGGTAAATCACCTATTACGATATTATCCGAATCCATTGTTTCATCATCAATAGGTAGTGTAGTTAAATCACCTATTTTAAATCCACGAGCTCTAAGTAAATTAGAACGACTTATTATCTCAACTTTACATTTAGCACCTAAACCACTATTAGCAACCACGGTATCACCATTCTCTGTTGGTAAAATATGATTTAACCAATATTGTTTGTTACTACTTAACGATTCTTCTATGTCCCTATCTTCATCTACTTGAGGATTAAAAGTAGCACAAATAAAATACCACTCATTTAAATCATCAGTTGGTATTTCAGGATATATTTTATGAGCTCTAGTTGGAAATCGTCTAGTTGGATTATAATTACTATTTGGTCTAGTTACTAAATCTCTTCCTGTTATTCTATTTAAACCGACATTACCATTTGATAGTGTAAAACCATAATGATTATCTCTAATAAAATCATCTTTTACCACCAACCTTACTGTTCTACGATATTTACCATTACTATCTTGAGTAATATTTGTTTCTAATCTAAATCCATTACCATCTATTTCATTTGGATTACCAAAATTAAAAAGAGTTCCCTCCGAAGTTTTGTTAACAAACCTTACCCACATTGTTATTGTAAAACCATCTTCCAAATAACTTGGTTTACCAGTATCAGAATTTATTTTTTGGAATTCTAAATCATCATCACCAGGTGACCTTATTATAATTGATTGGTTTGGTTTTCTTATTTTTAAAAATCCAGTTGATTTATTTTCATATTCAGGTCTATCATCTCTAACCTCTTCTACTATATTATCAGCATCTAAAAGATAAGTATTAAGACGATTTCTCATATCTTCAAGAGTTTTACCTTGATTATTAGTATCACCTTCTGATTGGGAAATTAGTCTAGTTATATAAGCATTTATTTGATTTTCATAACTAATACGAGATTGTTCGTCTGTTTCATAATTTGTTGCTTGTTCCCCAATACCATCATCATCTACATCTTGAAAACTTGGTGTTGGTCCTATTAGTGTATCAAACTCTCTAAAGAAATCATTTATTCTATCTTGACGAGTTGTTTGGTTTGGTAGTAATTCAAAAATATTTGTATCTAATATTTCACTAGCTTTATTAGGATCTATTTTGTTTCCAAATTTTGGTTTTGTTAATTGACTTAGATTTAATATATCTGTAAAGGTAGTACCTATTTTTTGAGCAATTACTATTTTAAATCTATCAGTATCAAAATTCATTGTGTATATGAAAACATCTTCACCATCAAATACTGGTCCTTGGCTTACTTCAATAGAAAACAAATCATCCAATTCAACAATATCGTTATCAAAAATATATTGACACATGTCCTCAAAAATATCACCTTGTAAATCTTTTCTATTTTCTAATGTGTTTCTATCTTTTTTATAAAATACAAGAGGCTCGTCTTCTTCACGACCTGTTTGTTTTTTACCATCACGAATGGTTGTTTGTAAAGAAAATAATTCGTTGTCTGAAAGAGTATTTGATTGAAACCATATTTTGTAAAAAATATCACTTACTCTTTCACGAGTTTGTTGTAAATCTTGATAACCAAATTTTTGAAATATTATTTCATCGGAAATTAATTCGTGATTGACACCTAATACACCTCTACCAATCATCAAAGTACCATCTTCATGTTTGTGATATAAACCTATATATTGCTCTTCTGAATTATTTTTAAAATAAAAATTATCGTTTTCTTTAGCCTGTAAAGCAACTTCTACAATAGGATTATTAATGATTTCGGGATCATTATTTCCATAATTAGCCATTACTAAGTCCTCAGTATAAATTCAAAATCATTATCATATATTATTTCTTGACCATCATCATGATTAACTTTTATCAAAATTTTATAAGCACGATTAGGTTCAAAGGAATTTAGGTCTTGTTTAAAATAGTTAGAAGTTGTATCACAACTCATTGTTGTATAAGCACTAAATGGAACAACTGATTCATTTGTTGCCATATCTACAATAGAATAAGAACCTTTTCCATGTGGTATAAAACTACCACTTATAGTTTGAACTGATGTTGTAAATGATTTTTGTATGTATCTTTTACGAGCACCAAATCTAAATTTTACAGTTTCGTTTTCTTTATACGCTTCTCGTAAGTGGATTGGGTATAGGTAGTTCTCACTATTACCAGAAACATCTAAGGTGGTCAAGCTACCCGTATTAGAACCTGTTGCTGGTAAATGGTCATCCCACTTTAATTCTATCTTAGGAGAGTATATTGTATTAGTTTGTCTTGAGAAAAATTTAATATCTTCAAAACTACCACTTGATGTTTCTCTACTGCCAGATATTCTCACTAACATACCATAGTTATCATTTACACCACCAAACCATTTTTTAGCCATAGTGGTTATATTCATATTTACATCCGGTGATTCAGACGAAAATACTTGTGTTGTTTCATCACTAGCTATATAAGTACCACCAGGATTTGTCCAACTTATTTCAGAAGCACCATCTCTATTTTTTCTATATAACCAACTACAACCATCTGTTGTTTTTGGAACATCTATTTCTTTACCAATACCCTCATCCCACTCTTGACTTAGTGGATAAGCAGCAATTGTATATTCTTCACTTAAACCACTTGTTCCCTCTGTTTCATAAAGTCTAAGATTTAACTGATAGTCATTTGGTAAAACAGATGAACTAATATAGTTTTCTATTTCATCAGTATCAAATTGGAGAAGAACACGAGTTGGATGAGAAAATGTTCTGTCAAAAAATACTTTTTTTAATTCAAGTATTTCATCTTGTCCTACATTTTTATTTTTAAAATCTTCACCTGTAATTTGGTCTGAACCACTATTAATAAAAGTATCTTTGGTTGTAAAAAAATATTTATGCATTATATCACCTTTCCATATATGTCTTGGTTAGGGTTTCTTAATTCAAATACAGCAGGTGATACAGATGGTCTAATTACTGTATGTATGAATTCATTATCACCTTGATTAGCATTTGAAAAATTATATTGAAATCCGTAACCAGTATCTCCATCTGATACTGTGTCACCATCACCTTGAAAGGAGTATAATTTTCTACCCTCTGCATATTCACCTGGTTTACCATCTTGAAATAATAATAATTCTTTTATACCAATTACACCATCTAATCCCAATATATTATATTGTAAATCACTTATGTTTATTGATTGTCTAAATTGCATTTTTTCTACTCTAAAAAAGTTTTTTATTACTTCAATTACATTTAATTTAACTTCTGTTGGATTGAATCTTCTATCGTAATTAACAATAAAACGAACACCAAAATTAATTATATAAGCAGAAAATAATGTATTATTAAGATTAAAACCAAAACCAATTTGATCATTTATCATTCTAAATTGATTTAAATAAGTTCCTATATTTTGTAATACAAGATCTGGTGTTTGCACTAGTTGTTTATTTTGGTTGTAAGAAAGAGTAGAAAATAAAAGAGCTCCTCCATTTAATCTTTCCACATAAGCTTTAGCAATACTACCAAATTTTTGAGGTAAACTCAATACTCTTGCCGTATAATCCTCTTTAGTAACACATCTCATTTGAGATGCAAAAAAAGAACTAGCATTGTTTTTAATTTCATCAACAGTTTGACCATCTGTTCCACCTGTTCCAGGTTCATCATTAGTTACATTTATCGATACACCAGCTGGAGTATTATTAATAGATGTAAGTTCTCCTACTTGAATATTTGATGTAGCTCCACCACCAACTCTATATGTAAATGTTAATGTTGTATTTGCTGGAGTTTCACCTAAGTTTGGAGTATTACCTGTAACAACACCTAAAGCACTTGGAATATCAGCAAGATTAGTTCCATTAATTGTCACACCAGCTTGTTCTACAGGATCAACATTTGAGCCAGAGTTACTAAACCTAAATAACCCATTACCAAATTGAGTTTTATAAGTTTGAGTATCCTCATCAAACTTAGTTACGAATTTTTTAGTAGTCTTAATATACTCAACAACATATGGAATTGGTATTTCTGATGTGTTATCTGAAGCATCACCTTGGTCATAAGCAGTTGCTCTCGTAGAATCATCTGAATAATGTGTTTGTTTTAAAATTTTATCTTGTGCTAAATAATCAACTTCATACCATTTTTGTCCTGAACCATCTTCACAATTTAATATCTCTATAACATCGTTTTCACCTAAATCTAATTCTAAAAATTTAGTTGGAGTTGTAATAGTAAATGACTTTGTTTTTGTTTTACCCGATACAGCTCTTACATATCTTGTTAGAGTATATGAACTAGCTTCACCATTACTATCAAGTATTGGAGCACTTATATCAGGATCACCAGAACCACTTGATGTGAAATCTATTTCATTAGTTGTTTCAAAAAGTATTTCTGAATCTACATTAGAAGCAATCTGTAATCCACTATCTATTGAAGATGGAGCTTCTCCATAAAGTGGTTCACCAGTTGTACTATCAGCATTTATCGTTGTCTCTACTTTTAATTTGACAACAGATGGTGTTTTGTTTGGAGTTTTATACCCTAAAAATTCAGCCAATCTTCTTACATTTCTTTTTTCGGTTGCAGTTGATAAAAGGTTTTCTTTGTAATTGTAATCAATATAATAAGAAAGAACATCACCTACATAACTTGATAGTTCTATTAACATCATACCAGGTGATGTTTCGTTAAAATCTTTGTATGTATCAGGAAAGTAAGATTTAGTATACTCAATCAAATCAGTTTTTATTGTACTAAAATCTTTACTTGTATAGTTTACATTCGTTGGTATTAATTTTTGTTTATCAGTATATGCCATTTTAATATGCTCCACCAGTTGTTTGTGCTGTTGACTCTCCACCACCAACACCATCAAATGTAACTTGAACACCTTCTGTACTATTTGGTGTTCTTCTTATGTTAAATTGTATGTTTATAGTAACTTGATTATTACTATCAATATTGTTTATTTCTATATTTCTTAATTCTACAAAAGGAAGCCATCTTTCAAATGCATCAACAATATTATTTTCTATTTTTATTGTAGTATCATCTGTCATTTGTTCAAATAAAAGTTGTTTTAGATTCATACCCAAGTTTGGTTGAAATACTCTTTCACCTTGATTAGTTTGTAATAAAAGTTTTATATTATTTTTTATAGCATCTACAGTTGTTTTTGTAGTTTTAAAAAATCCATCACCGCCAGTAACTCTAGCAAATGGAAAATCTATTCCAACTGATACCCTACTATCTTGGTCTTCTACAAATCTATCTTTTCTTCTATCTAATATTGGCATGTTATACCTCTACTGTCCTTTTTAATTGAACTTTACTTTGCATAGATTCTACCTTACCACCACCTATTGGATTATCTACGCCTTGACCTTTATCATCAACCTTAACAGTAATTAAAGGTATTGTACCAGGACCAACTGGTGTAACTGTGGGAACTGCACCTTGACTTGCATTTAATTTGGTTACAGTAAATGTTTGAGCCTGAACCCATTTTACTATAGAATCAGTTAAATCTTGTGCTAAAGTATCTAATTTGCCACCATCGTTAAATTCATAATTATCAGCAGGATTACTTGGTTCAACATTTTTTTTCAATGCGTTATATATATCAGATTTAAGTCCCATTTCTAAACTTTGCCTTTTCATCTACTTTTTTAATTATATCAGAATAATCTTTGTTAAGAGCATTAGCTAAATGGTCTGGTAATCCTTGTGTATTTTCTGTTACAGATTGAACTTGTGGTTCTTCATTTATTTTTTTCCAATCACCAGCTGCTGCTGTTTCATTTAAAATATCATTTAAAATAGAATCTTTTGTTAATAAATTATTAGGAGGTGGTAATGTTGGAGTCGGAACCTGTGACTGAACATTTGTTTTTTTAGTTGGAGACGAGTTAAGCTGTGTTGTTTGATCTTCTACTATACTATTAGATCTACTTCTAACTAACACTTCATCTAACTTTTTTTCAAGTGCAGAAAATTTAAAATCTAACTCTTCTCTTACTACTTCTCTTATTAACTTCTTAAATATATTAACCTTCATTGTTCTGTTCCCTATTGTTTATTTCTATGTAATGATGATGACTCATAAATTCAGGACCATCATTTGTTATTGTTTTACTACCATCATCATTATCAGTTTCAGTTCTTGGTTGCAATTCATCTATCAAACTCTGTATTCTTTGAAACATTGGTGATGAGTTTTGATCTGTCAATGGGATAGGAACTCCTTGAACCAATGCTCTTGAATCTTGTAGTATTTGAGCAAAGTCTAAAAGTATTTGTCTTAACCTATCACCCAAAACCATAGGTTCAGCTTTAGACTTTGCCGGTACTCCTAAATAAATATTACCAGAATTAATAATTGTACTACCTTGATTGTTTAATGTAAAATTCTTTTTAGCACCAAAGTTTATATTTCTATTTGATGATACAGTAAAATCTCCTTGATTACTTCTAGCATCAAATGTTATTTTATCTGATGTAATTATTATCTGATCAAAAGTTGTTGTATTATTTAATTCTCCGTAATTATAATTAAATACTTCCTCATCATTATCATTACCAAGATTTAATTTAAATAAAACATTTTCATCAGTAGTTATGTCAGCTGATAACCTAAATTCGTTATTTAAAAAAAAGTTTTCTTCTAAAGATCCATTTTGTAATAATGATATTAAAGAACCTTTACTTAATGATTCTTCTATATTTTGATTATTATTACTTATATTTAATACAGGAAATATATTTTTAGATCCTATTCGTATGGCATTACCATGTCTACCTTCTAATAACATATCAGAGTGTTTTGATATACCATAATTTTGTTTACTTAATAAATCCAATACACTTTGTTTCTTTTGTAATTTTTTAGATTTCTTTGGTGGATATTCTTTTCCATAACCAGTTGTTTCATCAACATTATCTTTTATATTTAAACCTCTATCTTCTAACTTGGTATTATAAAAATTTGATGGTGAAAAACTAGGTTCATTAAATGTATTTAGAGGACCCATATAATAATATTTTTCTTTTATTAAAGAAAATAATACTATGTCACCTCTTGTTATCGAATCACTAATACCTCTAAAAAGAGGTCTAGCTTTTATTTTTCTTTGTATAGTTGGTAGTGTAGTGTTTAAAGGTCTTAGTTCTATTATCTGAGACGATTGGTTTTCTTCGTTTTGATTATTGAAATCAAAATTATTAGTAAAAATTTTGTTAACAAAACCCAAATTAAATTCTATAGCACTAGTTGCTACATTATCAAAAACTCTATTTGAAGACATTATGAGTTACCATACTTTTGTCTTATTTTAGACATATCTATAGGATCTTTATCAGCTATATCATCTCTCTTCTTCTGTAAGTCTTCTGCTACATCTTCAAGAGAAGCCATGAGTTGTTCTTTTTCTTCTTCAGATAAAAATCCAACATCACTTTCATCTACAGTTTGTTTGGACATTATTCTTTGATATAGAGTGGCTAGTTTAACAAGGTTATCATCATTTTTAATACCGACATCCATTAGTTCTTTAATAATAGGACCTACGATAGCAATATCTTCGATACCTTGTATGTAACCATGCACCTCTTGAATTAAAAGGTCAATTTGAGTTTTCTTAAGCTTGGTGTTATTATATATCTCTTCAGATAAATCAGAGAAGTTTTTATCACCAAATAATTTAAAGTCTTTTTCCATAACTATAAATATAGTATGGTTACAATATTACACTAAAGAACCTGTATATCTTAGGTTATCTATGTGACCTTTTGTAAGCACTTCTTCTTGAATTTTAGGATATATTTTACGAAATGTATTTGTAATCTGAGTTATTTTAGATGTTTTAACATCTGTCATCTCACGAATCATTATGTATATTGCTTTTTTATTAAAGTTATCAATATTGTTTTTGTTTTTACATAGATATAATATTGATTCTGCAATTTCTCTATCTTGTGGTTTTGGAAAAAGTCTTTCTATATTTTCATCAAAGTAATCAACCGTTTTTTTAAATACATCTAAAGATGGATTCTTTTTTATTTTATCATCTTCATCACCGTGGTCGTATAAAATATCAATATCATCATGAATCTTCATCTTTTTATAGTTAGCATTATTATTTAGAATGAGATAATTTTTTGCTACTACAGAAAAATAACTAAAAGCTTTACTTCCCTTTGTTTCATCAAATTTGTGCATGTTGATAACAAGATTAGATACAACCTCTTCTTGTAAATCTCTAAACCCATAACTAAAATAACTAAACTTAAAAGTGTTTATTATATTTTCTGCTAATTTAAGAAATGCTGTATGTATCTCTTCAGTATAAATTTTGTTTCTTTCTACAGTATTATCACAATGGTTATATCTTACAATAGCATCATGTACGGGTGTACCAAAATAAACTTTACTTTTCTTTCGTCTTTTTTTCATTTTCTTCAACCTCGGTTTCAAATAAATTGTCTAAGTCTTTTCCAAGTTGTTTTATCTCCGTAAAGAAAAAACCAACTTCATCATCTGATTCAAATGTGCCTTTATCATCTATAGTTTTAAGTTGAATTTTTATTGTTTCTATTGTATTGCTTATGTTTAGTATTATGTTTTCATATGAATTGATACGGCGTAGTGCATAAAAAGTCACCACCCCTAAAAAGGTGGCAACAATTCCTAATGTAATGGTAATTATGTAATGTAACAATTAAGACTCTAAATCTAGTATTTTATCATCTATTAAATCTATAACTTCTATAAGTATTTCGTTTTGATCTTCTTCATGATGTGTATCTATTTCTAATAACAAAGCTTTTAAATCTTCTAAAAAGATTATCATCTCGCTATTCATTAAGCATCTCCTACTATGTTAGTTAGTAACTCAAGAATTTGTTCATTATCAAAATCATCTAATTCTTGAATGTGTTTGTCTAATGTGGAAACTAAACTTTTTATATGAGTATCTTGATATTGTTTTATTGTTTCAGCATATAACTCAGGATTCTCAATCTCTAAAACATCAAGTATCTGATTTATTAAATCGTTAGCATCTGTTAGATTCTTACGAACTTTATAAAACATTTCTTTATGCCTTGATTGCTCAATTTCTAACGAGTCCAAACGACTTAGTATAAAAGATAATACTTTAATGATTTGCTCGTTATTATGTTTTTGTTTCTGTTCCATATACTCATAAATATTCTACCAATCAATCAAATCACTTATATTTTAAATTTTAATATACATCCATTCCAATATCACCTAATGTTTTTAAGTCTTCACGACCATCACATTCGGAGTAATCATCAACAGCAGTATCATCTAATTCACCTTCATTAAAGTAATCAAGATTAACTCTCTTGTTTTCTTTATAATTAGGTGTAGATGATGAGTGCCTATCCATAGACTTCATTTGTCTCTTATCATCTGTTGATAATTTAAATTGGGAAAGATCTATTTTTTTAGTTTTATTCATTATTAATTAACCTCTTATTTTATTATTATTTAAATTTAAGGGACATAGAAGAAAGGAAGAAAGAACTATGCCCCTATAAGAACCTCTTAAAAATGAGATTCAATTCTTTGAGAACGATAACCTATTTAAGTATCCATAATAATATACAAATAAATAACCATTAAGTCAAGCATTATTTTTGAGAACTTGAAACTAAATTGTTAGAAACTTGTTCACTTAATAGTGATTGTATTGTGAAATACAAAGAAGGATTTCGTTTTAATAAATCTTTAAAATCTTGTTGAGGCCAGACCAAACATTCAGCATTATGTTCTACCTTACAAGTTGCTGTTGCTGGTTTCTCTGTAAGAAAAGACATCTCTCCTACAAACTGACCATCTTTTAATTCTGCTACTTTAGTATCATTAACAAGAACATCAACAGCTCCGTTATAGATAAGGATTAAATCTTTTACTGGCTTACCTTGTGTTATGATAGGTAGTGGTGTGTTAAACTTCTTCCACTCTGCTACTTTGGTTATTTTTAAGAACTCAACAGGTGTTAAACCCTTAAACATAGTTTCATATAATTCTTTTTCTTTATCTGTCATATCAACTGGTCGTTTTTCATATATGATAACTGATATATGATAGATATTTACAATCACAAAAATAATATTCCAACCTATTGGTAACCACATTGGTTCTATTGGTATATAAAAATTATAAAGTACAGAGAATAGACTAGCAAATATAGATAAGATTCTAAGATATAGTATGTCCTTGACCAAAAAGGAAAAGGCAATAAGACCAAATGCTAAGTGACCAGCTATTGTTGCGATGTTCATTTTAAGTTTTTAAATACTCGTTTAACATAAAAGTTATTATTAACATAAGAGGGTGAATACTTTTTAGTAGCCGTAGGACCGTGACTATAAGCCGTAAGTGTAGATTCTAAATCATCAAAATGACTATCCAACTTAGATAGATATTTTATACCTACAGTTACATTTACATACGGATCAAACAAGTCTTGTTTAGGTGTGTTAAATTCTGATTTTGCTGTAGATGGTAACACTTGCATTAAACCTATTGCTCCACTCGTGGAGACAGCTTTATGATTCCAATCGGATTCAGTTTGTATAACGGCTTTAACCATTTCATAATCAACCCCATACTCCCAACAGAGAGCTTCTATGTAAATAAGTATATGCTTAAGCTTGGATTTATTCAAAGAAGATTTAATATCTTGTGCTTGTATTTCATAGTCACTTGAAGAAAATGGTACATTGACCATACGAACAACAGTTTCGGTTTTGGTTTGTATAGGTATATTGGGTTTTGTTACTTCTACATAAACCATAACAGATAAAGCCGTAGTAGATACACCTAATAGGTAATATAGTTTATTTAATGACATAATATGTTCCTTTCTTTATTAATAAGTATAAGGTGGCACTTCTTCTTTTAAGTCGTTGACTATTTGAGGACTAAAGAATTAGTACCACCTTATGAATTGTTTTCTAACTTCTTGAAAAACTTTTTTTCTTTTGAGGACATCATTTGTAGTTTAGATAAGTTATCCATCATCTTACCTTTCTGAATTAATGATATTTTATTTTTTGAATATAAATCGTTTACTTTATCTACTGCTTGTTGATAACCCCATTCAATAAAATTTTTGACGATTGTTTGGTAGAGTGTTTCGGTTTTCATATGAGAGAACTTTTGAGAGATTTTTTTTAAAGATTTTTTCGTTGTCTGTTTGTTATATATATTATCATAATATTTTTCTAACCATCTATCCCAACTATTATCAGCAAAGATACCTTTAGCAACTCGATTACCATTAGCAGACCTTCGGTCTAATCTCTGAATATTTCTTTTAGTATCTTCTTGGACAGGTTGGACAACCGAACCTGTTTTATGTGGATAAACAACATGGGCTGAATACTTCTGTATATCAGAACATTCAATACAAGTGTATAGACCGAGTTGGACTCGTGATGAATCCAACTCAATCGAACACTCTTTACATACTATATCACTTGTCGTCTGCAAACCTATCAATCGGGTCTAACTGATTTTGAACTATAATAGTTTTTTCTATCTCATCTTTTAAATGATATAAAGTACATCTAGCACCATCTATATAACTCTGTGAATCAGAGTTAGCATTGTAGTCTGGTAAAGAATTGTAAGCGTCATCTAGCTCACCTTCTATCTCACACAAATGCTCTAGTATCTTTTTGTAATTCATTTTAACTCCTATGAGTGCCCCATAAATTCTGGCATATCCCTATCCAAATCGACTTCGGTGTCCATATGATTAGTAACTACATCTACCTCATCTTCATCAAACATATTATTAGCTTTCATAAACGGCTCAATCATCGCATCATCAGGTGTACCACACATCCTATTCGTCATATCGTTTTCTAACCTAGTCATCAACGCCTTGTTACCTTCAGGACTCATCCAATTGGTTCTATGAAATTTACCATTAACCCACATATCAACCACCTTGATTGAATCTGTAATACTGCTATGGCAATACTCTACTTTAACATTGTCATTACCGACAACATATTCATAAACATAAGTCATTTATGCTTCTCCTTTTACTTTGTTAAAAAATTCTTCCTTTGTAATACCAAGTCTACCTTTGGTTTTCAAACCCCAAGATAACTCACTTTTTAGTTGTTTGTTAGCCAACACCTTACTCCAAAAAACTATATTTGGATTCTCACAAACAAACTCATAATTCTTTAAGAACCTATCAACAGCATCTTTCCTAAAGAAGTAATCTCTCTCATACCTAAGATTAAGAGTAGTAGTGTGTAACTTTAAATTACCACTCCAATCCACATCAGCACTAACCATATGAGTGGTGCCGGTTTTCTTATTTACCCAATAAGTGTGAGTGTCACAATCTTTAAATTTTCCGAAGTTCATTGTTTTTTCCCTTTTTGTCATATGTAAAAATACTAAGAATATTTTATAAAGTCAAGCATTATTTATAAATAATTTGGACCTGTCCAAGCATAAAATTTCTTACCATCAAAGATAGAACCTCTAGCCCATTTTGCTGGAGCTCTCCAACCAGCAGCTTTGAAGACATCACCTTTCTTATGTGGTATTCCTTTGTGAACTCCATCACCATTAGCGATGAAACCCCACACCGAATTACCGTGTAGAACCTTAGTGTATTTCCTACCAACTTTGATATCAAGACTTTCGTTAAAGTCTTGAATAGATTTTAACTTGATGTCTTTGATTGTTCCTTTCACATTATTTGGATTAGTCCAATTGTAATAATCTTGTTTGATACCTGACATTAGATTATTAACAGCATCCCAAAAGTCTATGGTTGAGTTTTTATTATATGCCATAAGCCAACTCCGCTTTCATTTCTAAGTAATCCGCTTTTGTGTCATCCAATAACTTATCTGTTGGATTACCTAAGATTTCTTCAATCACATCCAAATCCTCATCACTAAGGGCATCAAAGAACTCTTCGTTCTCTATGTCATTAATATGTACACCAGCAAAGATGTCATAACCACCATCGACTAACATTGGATAAGTCACGCCATTTTCATCGATGACATTTCCAACACTATTTAATTCAATCAAGTTCATTACTTATTTCCTTTTTTTCTATTAAATAAAAAATCTAATATATTATCAGCAGTTCTATTCTCTTCGACTATCTCATTAAGATTATCAAATAGATTTAACTGATTTTTGTGATTACCATAGTCAGTTCTTTCAACTACATCACCGAAAGCATTTATCATTAAGTTCTTCATGTTTATCCCTTTATTCACACCTAAAAATACAAAGAATAATCAAAAAAGTCAAGCATTATTTAAAACTTTTTTTATTTTTATTTACTATATAAGTGTAGTTCCATTTACCATTCTCATCTTTTCGGTAAACTGCTTTAATGTTCTCCCAATCAAAATGAAAGGAGCAATATTGTATAAGTTTTTTATTGTCATTTGGGAATATAAAACTATCGAAGTTATCGGTGTATTTATGTTCCACTCCTTTATAGTCTACTAGTGGGTAACTCGTTACCTTTGTTGGAACTCTTGCTATTGGAACTTTTATATTTGTAGCACATCCAATGATACTAAACATTATATATCCACATAAAAAAAATAATATAAATCTCTGTGTGTTTGTCATTTAATTACCTCGTTGAGTCGTGGGTGAGAATCGAACTCACTTAGACGGGTTTGCAATCCGTTGCCTAACCATTCGGCCACCACGACATTTAAGTGGAGCTGACTGGACTCGAACCAGCGACTTCCTCCGTGCAAGGGAGGCGTTCTCCCAACTGAACTACAGCCCCATTAATTAAAAATCACCAGGTGCTACTTGAAAGGTGTTAAGACCTAAGTCTCTCCACATCTTCACCACCTTGTCTCTGTCATCCACAACAAGAAAAACATCATTGATATCTACGAAAGTATCTAACATAGCTTTCTTTAGGATGTCATCCGGCATATATCTCATATCATGTGTGGCTGGATTACCATCAGCAATCGGCCATGAGTCTGCTTTAAACTTATCTGGTCTCATAACCAAAAGGTCAAATGGTACTCTGTGTATCTTTAACCAATCTTTAGTAGAAAAAAAACTTCTGTCATTCCTACCACTAAATATAACTATCTTGAAACCATCGTTTTTAAATAGTTGAGCCATCTTGATGACCGGAAGATTTGGTGTATCCCAATCCATAATAGAATTAGGAGCAGCAAATATATCCCAATCTAACTTACCATTAGGTTTAAGAGACTTATCTCTCCTAACATCAATATTAGCGAGAGTTCCATCTAAGTCAAATATAACCGTTTTCTTACTCATTTTCTTTCCCTTTTCTTAGACCTAAATATAACAAAGAAAATGTATATGTGTCAAGCAATTTCTTTCTTTAAATCAATCTTTTCTTGCTGTCGTGATTTGCGTTTTTTACTCTTTATCACTTTGGTGGTGGGTATCGGAAAGTCCGACATCTTCGGTTTGAATATCCTATCGTAGTTCTTATCGTATTTCTTTTTATCTTTTACTCTACTCTTGTCACCTTTACCGGCATTTGAATATTTAGTTTTTGTTTTACTCATAATTCTATCATATGCATTAATACTTCATTTGGTTCAAATAATGGTTTACCATTATCGGATTGTTTAGTAAGCCAGTCTTTATCAATTGAAAACAAAACATTTATTTGCTCTGGTACATTGGGCTTTAAATTTAATATTCCACTAATAATAGATATATGACTAATTGGTTTTTTATGATAAGATGAATCTAAAAAAATAACTTTTGTTTTCTTATCTGATACAATACACCAAGGAGTATTGAATTTACAAACTTTTTTAATATGGTTATTCATAAAAGGTAACCCTACCGATGTCACAGGATCAAAATAGTGTAATGAGTCATCATTATCAAAAATGTATTTATGACTTGTAACTAACCAACCTTTATTTATAAAGTCGATTACACCTGGACATCTATTCAATGGATGTTCTTTTGTGTGCCATTTTGGTTTTATGGTACTTGCATTAGTTGGAATATTTTTTTGTATCGAATCACCAACTGATTCTGAGAGTTCAGCATAAGTCATATCCTCTACTTTATCGAATAACTTAAATTGTATCACTTCCACTTCCATCCATTATTTATTTGCATAACCACAATAAGAAGTAGAACTCCTAATAGGATATAACTCATCTCCAATCTGACCTTAGATATGGTCTATGCCATAGTTCACCTGTATTAGGTAATCTTATCACATAATAATATCTGTTATCTATTGAAAACATTTCACTAGCAGAATGTGGATTGACTACTTCAAATACTATCCTTTCCCTCAGTATCTCTCGAATCTCATCAGAGTAAACCTCAACCATATTGTTAAAACTTGCTGGTTCGATTATCTCAATTTCAATGTGACAATCTAAGTCATCACTTGGAGATAATCGATACGGCACCATTTCAACAGGTGTTGTTGCGTTTGGATATCCTTGTCCATTTAATTTAGATATTCCAAACCCAAGAGCTAATACTGCTACCACTATGTGTATTATAGTTAGTGTTGACTTCTTCATTACCAATTCCTAAAATAATCTTTATAAAGATAAAATGTTAGTGCTATAATCACTACAGCAGTAGCTAATCCAAATTCAATCATATTTGACTCCTATTTGATTTGTAATTGTTGTAACTCTTCAGGTACATTTTCTTGTATGTAATGTTGTATAACAAATGCTTCTGCTATATGAGAGAAAAACCAAAAGAATGTTAGTATTGGGACATAGATTCTGAAGTCTAATCCCATTATAGAAACCCCTAACCAAGTAAAGAATATCATACCCATAGACTTAGTTAGAAAACTAATGCCTGTGAAACCTAACGACATAACACTACCTCTAGCATTAACAACATAAACACCTATCAGTAGGTGTAACAAGTTGAGAAAAGATGGTGCTATAACTCCCATTAGAAAATATTTTGCTATCATTTAAGTTACCTTTTTTTATTTTATTACCATAATATACGAATAAAAATATATTCGTGTCAAGTGTTTTTTACAACAATTTTCGTTATTTATTAGTGGTAGGGGAAAGTCCTCTACCATTTTCCTTTAACTAACGGAGAATAAACATGAAGGAAGTAATAACAATGGTCAAAGGATACATAGATGACATAGCTCATCTTATGATGTCCTTTGTTGCCATAGGTGCTATATCTGAAGTAATCTTTGGAACTGGCGTCTTTGGTGTCAAAGTTATTGGAAACCTAACATCAATTATCAGTACATTCGGTGAGTCCGGATTTGCTGGACTTGTCGCTTTATTGGTGTTGGTGGGTTTATTTCGTAAGTAGGTAAAGATAAAAAAGGGATGACATACCTACTTGTGTCATCCCTTCGGTTATAAACTCTATTTAAATAATATAGGTAACTTATATCTTACTCTAACAGGTCTTCCATTTTGTAACGCTGGTTTAAATTCCAAACACATTACTTTATCGATTATCGTTTCGTTTAACTTGATATTAAAAGTATCTACTATATTGGGTTCTGTAACTTTACCTTCTGTATCTACAGTAAACTCTACTAATACATTTCCAACAAAAGACATTGTATCTATATGCTGAACATCATGGTATGTGAGATGAAAAGGTTTTTTTATTTTAGGGTGCTGACTCTTACCTACTGATAAGTTATTGGCTGTCAACAAGCCAATCAGTAACAAACACGCTAGTGTCCTCATTTGGTGTTTCTCCTACTTGGGTTTGAGGGTTATTTGATATCGCTTCTATAGTTAAATATAAAAGAATATTAAATATGATATAACTATCGTGTTAGTTTTTTATTAGATTTTTGTTTTTTGCGACTTAATTCAATATGAACTAGCTTTTCTACTTTTCCTACATCATACATATTACCATAACTAATTTTACCAGAATATTCCATCTTGTTTAATCTATCTGATAAGGTTTCTAATAAGGTATAAATAGAATCAATCTTATTATGTAGCTCGTTTAGTCTTTTATCTATATCATTCATATATAATAAATATATAAAATATTATTCTACACCCTAATCTTGGTATTTAGTTAAATCAAAATTCGGTAATGGTTTCTCTATCTTAAGGTCTTTCAGTTTACTATTTGCTACTACTAACTTACTACCACCAACTATCTTACCGTTTGATATATGATATATAAAGAATACTGTTTTCCACATCCCTACTCTAACTATACGACCAGGTTCTCCATCCACAGTAACAATATCATCTTCATTATAGTCATTACCTAAGAACACCATTATACCATCTACTACCTCAGTAATAGTATTCTGAAAAAGAAGTAAAGCTACACCAGTAACTAATAACCAACTATATTCATTTACAAGGTTTTTTATATCTTCCATTGTCTTTCTCCCAATAATAAATATCACCCATACTAAGGATAAATTCTATAGGTAAAAAAATACTTCTAAAATTTTTTTGTATATGTCGTCAGACATAGCAATAAAAAGCTATAGGTAAAAAATTGACATCGGATTGCATGCCAGTCTAGCGCCCTTAAAGTATTACTTTAACCGTTTGGAAAACCGAATGAAGATTCGGTATAGAAAGATAGGGCTGGAAAAGGAAATAAGAAACCAGCCCTATCGTGGTGTACACCCTAATTGTGGACCACCCGCCTCGGAGGCCTTTTAACTTATGTCAGACACAAGAACCTCGGAGGCTGGGTGGATATCTTTTAGTTGTTGTCCTCTATCTCGTGGTCGGTGAATAGTTCCTCTTCAGAACCATCACTAACAAACTTCTGTACTATCTGTTTGACAAAGGTTCTCTCTGAGTCAACACCACCAGTAGCGTCATACTGAGGATAGATGGTGATGTCAGCAGCTTCCATTAGATTAAAGCCGTCAAAGAGTAACCCAGCTATCTCTACTGAAGTTCTTGTTGATACTCCACTCGTTATACGAGGGTTATCGGTTTGAGCTTCAACACGAGTTAAATGGGTAATGGACGAAATATTATTTAGTTCACTTTCATCCACAGTAGGAAACATATATTTAAGTAAACCAAGCTCTTCTTCGTCTGTCAAAATGTCCATCTCTATGACAGTAAATCTGTCCATAAGAGCCTTATCTAGCTGGCGTGTCGCGGTATACTCATTACCGATGTTAGCCGTAGCAATAAAGGTAACTCCATCAGCCACTTTAATAGTCTCTTGACCATCTGCTTCATCTAATCTAAGGTATCTCTGACCTTGGTCGAGAACCGTCATTAAGATGTTCCAAGCATCTGGATGAGCCCTTGTTAACTCGTCTAAGAGTATAACGGCATTTTCGGTCTGTATAGCCTTGACAAAGAGAGACTCACTAAAGTAAGTACCTTTCTTTTTATCGAAGTGAACATTACCAATTAGTGACGCCCTCGGGTCTTGAGTAGCACCCAAGTTGAAGTAAAAGTCAGGTCTGTCAAGGGCATTGACAAGTGACTTTGCCGCCATAGTCTTACCACAACCGGCTTGACCTGTCATCATGATATTCTTACCT